CCAATTTGAAAGACATAAGCAAGATAACATATGATTAATGAAATCGAAATGCCGTACAAAGTTACCGTCGAGCGCACGGTTGAACGCGAGGATCCCACAAATTATAAAACGAGAGCTCGTTGGTGTGATAAACAGGCTGGCAAACATAATTGGGGCATTGGAGACTTCAGCTCACTACCGAGGTTAACTTATGAATTTGTAAATGAGAAAGACGCAGTTCTATTTGCACTGAGGTTTGGTTGACATGAAATGCATTCATTACCTGCGAGATAACCCAGACGCTATTAAGGTAACTGTTGTCCTTTATGATATAGAGGGACAGAATGAGCAAGCTGAATGGTTGCTTAAACATAAGAGTCGCGGCCATTATTGGTATGAACTAAATCATAAGCTAGAATATAATGGACATAATCATTTTACGGTTATTGACTCGGTGAAGTATCTCTTTAGTGTCGAGCGCGACGCAGTTTTGTTCTCATTGAGGTTTAGTTGATATGTTAATTAACCGATACCAAGTTGTTACTCCTTGGCGCGGCGCGCATCGCCATACTATAGAAGTTCGTTGGTGTTTTAAAAATGTAAGAGTGCATGAATGGGGCTTCGACCACGCCAGTGAAGCCGCCCTCCTGGAACGTGAGACCGCAAGCACGTCAACAACCTACGAATTCGCTAATGAGAAAGATGCAATTATGTTTTCGCTGAAATTTTCATAATGCCAATTAAAAAATCAAAGAAAAAGATTTATAAGGTTACTGTAGCATTGAATTCAGTTGTTGAATTTAACAGACAACTAACTTGGTGTTATAAGAACGCCGGCGAGGACCGATTTGAGACGAATTGGGCACACAATAATCGTGATTTGACTACAATAACTTTTCACTTTAAACGACGTAGCAACGCAATGCTGTTTAGTCTTAAATTCTCAGGATCCGCGCTAAATAACTAATATTGGAGTAGAACATGAAAATCAAAGAGGTTGTCAAAGAAGATGCTACCGGAGGCGGAACATCCTCAGGGTCAGTTGCCGCGGTCGTGGCCCCGTTAGGTGGAAAGAAGAAGAAAATAATTAAGCGAGTTAAAGAAACTGATCTACGTGGTTGGAAAAGACCAGGTGGTAAAAAAGAACAACCTATGACTCAACGTGAGCGTGAAACAAGAGCACGTTCTAGTGCCACTCCCGATGGTAAGATGACCCAACGTGAGCGTGAGCGTCGAGGGCGAGCACCGACCGCCGGCGCAGGGTATCCACTGCGTCCAAAGAAAGATCAGCCAGTGAAGGAAGCAACGCACAGAAATCCAATGCTAGCACAATTTAAGCAGCACATGGAAAACAGTTTTAAAGGATTAGACATCCACAAATTAAAGCTTGAAACAGGATACAATGCAAAAGGTGTCCGAATCGGCTTTATGGGAGAATATGCTATTCAACAATCTGCCGATAATAGGTCTCCTAAAAATATGTTTGGCCACACCAGGAGACTAAGGATAAGCAAATCAGAGGAAAACAAAATCAAAGCAGCCGCAATTCAATTCGGAAAGAAATATAAGTACATTGCCGACCGCGTCAGCGATGACTTTACATTTCATATGTATGACGGGCGCTTCTTCTTTGTGTTCAACTATCCAGTAAAGGTACCAGGATTGTAACATGGCAAGTATTGAAGAACTAAACAAATCAAAGGATGAACTTCGCACTAAGATTATAAATTATATTCGATTGCGTTTAGGTGATCAGATGGTCGACGTTGAACTCGACGCTGAACATTATGATATGGGTATCGACCAAGCCCTTTTAAAATATAGACAGCGTTCGCAAAACTCTACCGAAGAGAGTCATGCGTTTTTAGAGCTGCACAAAGAACAACAAGAATACACCCTACCGCAAGAAGTTATTAGCGTTAGACAAATATTTAGACGTGGTATCGGAAGCGCAACTAGCACAACAGCTAGCCAATTCGAGCCATTTGCAGCAGGCTTCTTAAACACCTATATGCTAGTAGCAGGTCGTGTTGGTGGTTTAGTTAACTACGAACTGTTCACGCAGTATCAGGAACTAGCAATGCGTATGTTTGGTAGCCACATTAACTTTACGTTTAACGGCACAAACAAGAAGCTAACGATCGTTCGTAAAATCCCATCGGGTGAAGTCGGTGATGGTAGCACGATTGGCGATGCTGAATACGTTTTACTTTGGGTTTACAACTACAAACCAGAGATTATGTTGCTCCAAGACCACATGACATTTCCGTGGATTCAGGACTATGCCTATGCAATGTGTAAGTACAGTTTAGGTGAAGCAAGAGAAAAATTTGCATCAATTGCAGGTCCTCAAGGCGGCACCACACTTAACGGTGCAGCATTGAAGAGCGAAGCACAAGCCACACTAGACAAGCTAGAAGAAGATATACAGAAATACGTCGACGGCGGACAACCGCTGTCATTCATTATTGGATAATTGATATGAGAATTAAAGATATAGTAAAAGAAGATGATTCAATAATTAAAACATTAAAGGGAGAGTTACCTGGACCATTTCAGATTAAAGTTACGTCAACCGATACAGGAACGTATGTAACAGTTAAAAATACTGAACCGCGCGGTGTCCCAGCTCAAGTTATTTCAAGGTTAATGACGACCAGTGTTTCTTATGCCGGCAAAATTATTGGTAATGCTAAAAAAGCTGGAGTAATTGATGCTTATACAACCGGCGGAAAGAATCTTAAAACTCTAGCAAGAAGGGCTATGGGCACCCCGCCCAGAGGATTAATTTTCCAATTTCATAATAATATCGATCCGAATAAAGCCCATGCATCTGTTATGTCGATGGTGTCAGCAGCGATGAATGCAGAACAAAAATATAAAACTAAAGATGATAAATGGAAAGCTGGCGCTCCGGGCCGCCGGAAAGAAGAAGACAAATTTAGAAGAATAAAATATCAGAAAGATAGACAAGAATTATTCAATAAATACGGTAGAAAAAATGTAGAAAGCGTTACCGCAAGACAAATTGGTGGGGATGACGGATACCAATGGAATGTTTTAATTAACGGTCAATCTATGGTAAACGGATTAACTCAAAGCCAAGTCTCATATTACAAAACAAAGGCATATGAACTATTACTTAAGAAGCACGGCGTACAGTAGTTAAGGGCCAATTATGATTAAAGAGTTCTTTCACAAATATTTTATAGCGCATTGCCAGGAAACACAAAGCCCACAAACGTACATGCAGCATTTAAAATTTGCTTGGGGTAATTGTTTTAGACTACAGTGGGCGTTAATAGCAGGATTCATCCACGGTGTATTCCCGTCGCTATTTCCATTTTACACAGCAAGAGAAATTATTAAGAGCTTTAAAAGACTAGCAGATTCTCGGCGCCACGTAGAAGACTTCCAAGACATTGTGCCAAAGGGATATCTACAAAGTAAGCATTTAAAATGAGACTGTTTGATTTATTTGAGAACGACAATGGTGTAATGTATCACGTCACATCTACAGCTAACGTAGATAAAATTAAACAGAAGGGCATCCTCCCATTGCAAACAAGCAACTGGGTTAAAGGTGGTCCTGATGGTGAGCGTTATGGCGAAGGCGGTATATTTGCATTTGAGCACAAGAACGATGCACTGCGTTGGGCTGGTAAAATGGATTGGGATTTCAATAAGACATTCGGTTCAGGAAACATATCAATTATTGAGTTTGTTAGTGATGAGAATCCTTGGGACACAGACGTAGCAGATCCAATTGGACAAGCTGGGGCAACAGGAAAATGGTTAAAGCGGCAGCGCCATGTACCAGCAACTCAAATCAAAGCAGCCAATCCAGTCACTGTAGAAATGATAAGGTCAGCGCGCCTATAATTTGAACTAGATTTGTATTCTGCGTAGTATTAAACTATAATTAATACTATGTCGAAGAGAGAGAAGAAGATAATAGGATTGATTGGGTTCATCGGGTCTGGCAAAGATACTGCCGCAGACTATCTAGTAGAGCAGCACAATTTTACACGTTTAAGTTTCGCAGGCACTCTCAAAGATGCCGTTGCCGCAGTATTTGGCTGGGACCGAGAGTTACTTGAGGGTAAAACCGATGAGGCCAGGACCTGGCGCGAGTGTGTGGATGAGTGGTGGGCAAATAGATTGCGCATGCCACAGCTTACTCCACGCTGGGTATTACAACAATGGGGTACAGAAGTTTGTAGGCGCAACTTCCACGATGACATTTGGATTGCAAGCGTAGAACACAAGCTAGCAGCAATAGAGGATGATATTGTTATTAGTGATTGCAGGTTTCCTAACGAGATCATAGCAATTCATAAGCAAGGTGGTATAGTGGGTAGAGTTATGAGAGGTCCCGACCCGGGCTGGTTTAGTCTTGCAGTTGCAGCTAATAATCATGCCCATCCTTATTACAGTCAATCTAAGAAAATGTTCGACGATTTAAATATTCATCCTAGCGAATCGGCTTGGATCGGCAGTAGAATGGACTTTGAGATCGACAATAATTCATCGCTCGACCAGCTATATGAAAAGGTAGAGGAACTAATCTTTACATAATTCAGATAAATACTGAATGCGTTTATTTGAGATTAAAAGAAAGAACTATGCAACAGAGTTAACCGTTGCTCAAGCAATAAAGCTTGGGAGAACTGTGTATAGTAACTATTTTAAGTTGTACAAAGATCCCGTTTCCTTTAGAGGTTTCTCTCATAAGCTTCCTATTCTTACATCGGTTGATGCCTCAGGTGAAGAACGTCAATCAGCAAATACCACAAATGAATATACATGGTTGTTAAGCACATTAGAAAGCTGGCAGCAGTTTCCTAAAAGAAGTAGAAGTTTAATTGGTTCTAGTCTTGCTAGTTTTGCAGCATCACATTCTTTTGAAAATTTAGCATCAATTCTAATAACTCCAGATGGAGGGAAGATTGGAGTTTGTCCTAGAGGAGATATATGGGAATCTTTTAGAGATTATGATAATGCATTAGATCTTAATATAGAAATACAGAGACTATTTTCAAGATTTGAACTTCGTCCTAAATCAGCAACGTATGATGATTTTATTAATAAGCTTAAAGCATTAAATTCGGCCCTTGCAGATTTTAAGAAAAACAATTCCATAGAAGCAATGTTTCCGATAGCCGACCGCGGCCCGATTATTAACGCTTATGTTTATGATAAGAGCCAACAAACTTATGTAGAGATGTTAAACAAATATCTGGCACCGGCATACAACAGGTTCAGGCTAGTAACAACAGAGACATTAGGATCGGTTGGCAAGTTGAACGAAATATGGACTTCTGATCGATGTTTAATTATATCTCCAGAGGATAGAATTAAACAAAATAAGTTATCAACTTACAAAGGAATAAGAGCCACGGTACTATCTCGAAAGTAAGTAAGTCCTTTTATCTTTTTTCTGATAATCCGTTGTTCCGGGGCAATTTACATTATCCCAGTTTAAGTCAATTACGCTGTAGTTTATCATCCCTGCTAACCGATGGATAAAGAGATTATTTGGAATTCCTATCCACGCTAGGCCTCCCTTCATTTCTTCCGAACTATTTAATTCATGGTAGGTGTGCTCAGTTTTAAACTTTACTGTTGCTCCGGTAGTATCTCTGTTTACTTTAGTATCTAATAGAATGTGCTCAGGCTCGAGTCCTTTTAATAGCTCAAATATCTCAGTTTGATTATGAAAGTGATAGAACACACCCAAGCATAGAATTGTGTCGAAATGCTCTGTTGCATTACGCAGCCACATTGTAATGTCAGAATGAATAAAACGATACGAACTAGAATCGAATTTATTGCGTTTTAGCATTTCCTCTGCTCGTCTAATAGAGTCTAACCGACCCTCTATTCCGATAACATGTTTAGCCCCTAAATGCAATGCGGCAGCAGTCCAGCGTCCGTTAAAGCTTCCTAGGTCTAAGATACGTTTCCCAGCAATAAGCCCCTCGTTGTTCTTTATAAGGATCTGCCATCGGGCATTCAGCCGATTGGTACCAGCTTCATTGACGTTCTCTGTAAAGTCAGGATATCTGTTAAAAAATGTCATATTAAAAATCCGGAACAAGGTCTCCCTGCTTCCAAGATGTTAAACTATAGGTAAATTCAACATCACAGTTAATACATATGGTTTTTAAATTTAATAAATTAACATCAGCTTGATTTCCATTAATATGATGGACTGTAAGTTGCTCTATTACTTTTGGTTTAAATCCACACTTTTCACACATACTTTTTTTCTTATACCCAGATCTAAACCATTTAGGTACAGTCCGTTTATTTTTTCGACAGTCTAAACAATGTTTTCTATAGTGTCGTTTTCCATTCTTAATATAATTTACTTCAGCACGCTTAATAAAACATCTTTGACACATAGGTTTTCTATCCACAGCCAATTCCCCAGGAAATAAAGCATTATAAAAAAATGGTCTAATATTAGGTTCGGTTGCATTATATTCATCTCTGAGATTTTTTTCAAAACTAATCCTAATATATTCATAAAGTCTGGAGTTTATTCGTATTTTAGATTTTAATCCATTGTGCATTAGAAGAAGACTATATAACATTTTTCGTTTGTCATAATTCGTTAGAAATTTAGGTAATAATAGGTGTGCAATATAATGTTCTCTGAGAGTAAGGTGAATTAGATTGTCAGAGGTATCATTTCCTCCCAAACTCTTTGGTAGAATATGATGAACATGGTATGTCTCAATAGTTCTTAAAGGTTTATGTTTTCTAGTTTCTATTAATTTTAGGTACCAATTGAAGTATTTGTTTTTAATAGTAGAAATATGTTCAAACATGTACATATTTAGCCCAAAGGTATTTAAAGGTACAAGATTTTTGGATACTTAGATGGTGGATTTTGACCATTTTCAATAAATATTATTAACAATTTAGAGGAATTATCATGGCACTAGTATCCCCAGGAGTCGAAGTCCAAGTAATCGACGAAAGTATTTACGCGCCTACCGCAGTTGCAACTATACCCACTTTATTTGTGGCATCAGCAACAGACAAGCTGACAGCAGCTGGCGACGCGGTGGCATCAGGAACATTAGAAGTTAACGCCAACAAGCTATATTTGATTAGCTCACAGCGAGAACTTGTAACAACGTTTGGAGCACCGCAGTTTTACAAGGACAGCAACGGTACCCCATTACACGGATATGAAATTAACGAATATGGATTGATGGCAGCTTACAGCGCATTAGGCGTAAGCAACAGAGTTTATGTTATTCGTGCAGACGTTGATTTAAGTGAATTAGTCGGAACAGCAGTACGTCCGTCGTCTGCTCCAGCAGATGGCACAACCTGGTTTGACTTAACAACTACAAGCTTCGGATTATTTGAGTGGGATGCTACAAATAAAATATTCGACGCAATTACTCCAACCGTTATTACAGACACAGCATTAATGACTGGTGGATCCTTTGGTAACGCTCCTCTAGCAAGCATCGGTAAGGTTGGTGATTATGCGATTATCGCAGGATCAGTTAATAACCCAGGTTGGTTTAAGAACTATTTAGGTGTTTGGGTAAACATCGGAGATGCAGCTTGGCAAGCTTCGAATCCAGCAGTACAAGGATCAAACGCAAACCCAGGTATTTCAATTGGTTGGCAGATTGATGTTAACGATAACTTAGTTACCTGTACTGGTACTACAGTTGGTTCGGTTGCATCAGACATTACTGCACTAGGACTAACAGGATTGACCGTAACTACAATCGACGGTCGACTATCGTTCTTTATTGATGATACTGTCGGAACAGATGGTAGTTCAACACAGGGCGCATTAGATTTAGCAGAAGGCGGAGTAGGCGGAGCAGCATTGTTTGCCGCATTAGGTATTACTGCTGGTACATTTTACCCACCAACAATACAATTTAGCTCACACGTTAGCGTTCCGGCATGGAAGGATACAGATACAACTCCTCGTCCAAGCGGAAGCGTGTGGCACAAAACATCTTCAGCAAACTTTGGTTCAAGTTTTGTAGTTAAAGTTTACAACGAACTTACTGCAACTTGGAACTTAGTAGCTGCTCCATTATATGCAGACGATCCCGCAGCAATTACAGCATTAGATCCATCGGGTGGCGGCAAAAATATTGCAGCAGGAAGTTTTTATGCAAAATACAACTTAGCTGGCGATAACGAAGTTAGAACAAAGATTTACGAACGTGCATTATCGGGACCATTGGTAGTTACAGGCGACACCTCAGGCACGCTGGTATTTGGTGGAACAGATGATTTTACAGTTCAAGTAACAAGAATTGGAACTGTAGGTTTTACTTCCCCAGTAACAGTATTGGCAGGTACTACAGCACAGACGTTTGTACAAAACATATTAACAGCAGGTATTCCTGAGATTGATGCTTCAGTAAATGCATCCGGTCAGATTGTACTAACCCACCTAAACGGTGGAGCAATACAATTAGATAATGTTACTAACACTCCAGTTACTACAGCAGGATTTATTACTTCTGCGACATTCGTAAGAATTCAACCAGGAGGCGAGGCTCTGTTATCACATTGGGTTGGCGCAACATATACAGCAAGCTTGGATCAGCCAACAGTTGATCCGGTAGATGGTACATATTGGTATTACAGTTCAGTTAGCGATGTGGACATAATGGTTCACAATGGAACTAACTGGATTGGTTATCAAAATGAAACTAACGATGCTAGAGGATATGATTTATCCACTGCTGATCCAGTTGGACCAATTGTCGGTGCATCGGCTCCGACAGAACAGAGTGATACTACTGCACTAGAGTATGGTGATCTTTGGGTCGACACAAGTGATTTAGAAAATTATCCAAGACTTCATCGTTGGGACAACGTTGCTAGTACTGGAAAGTGGGTATTGATTGACAACACCGACCAAACTACTGAAAACGGAATTGTTTTCGGTGACGCACGTTGGGACACAGATGGAACTACCGATATTGTTACCGGTGACTTTACAACAATTGTAGATTTACTAACTAGCGATTCCTTAGACTTAGATGCTCCAGATCCAGCACTGTATCCAAGAGGAACATTGCTATGGAACACACGTCGCAGTGGATACAACGTTAAGAAATTTGCAGCAGACTACTTTAACGCAACAGATTATCCGGATGATATTCTTCCAACAGTTACTGATACCTGGCAGAATGCTAGCGGTAACAAGAATGATGGTTCCCCATATATGGGAAGAAAGGCTGTTCGAGTAATAGTGTCGGGTGCGATAGGTGCAGCAATTGAAACCAACAACGAAATAAGAGAAGAACAGTATCAATTCAACTTAATGTGTGCTCCGGGATATCCAGAAGTTGCAGATAACCTAATTGCGCTAAACAACGATCGTAGAAATACAGCGTTCATAATCGGAGACACTCCGTTTAGATTAGCAGCAAACGGCACAGCACTTCAAAGCTGGGCACTTGGTAATGACGAAGACAGTATTACTAACGCAAGCGAGTACATTGGTGTATTTTATCCAAGCGGTGTAACTTCAAATCCGTTTACCACAGGTAATACTGAGATATTGGTACCACCGTCACATATGGCAGTACGCTTAATGATTAGAAATGATGATGTTGCTTTCCCGTGGTTTGCTCCAGCAGGAACAAGAAGGGGATTAGTAGACAATGCATCCAGAGTTGGTTACATTGATTCTACAACTGGTGAACTAAGATACGTTGGATTAACAGAGTCTCTACGTGATACATTGTATGAGAGCAAAATTAACCCAATTACATTGTTCCCAGGTGTCGGCCTTGTTAACTTCGGTCAGAAAACATTGTATCCAAATGCAAGTGCATTGGATAGAATCAATGTTGCAAGATTGCTTGTTTACATGCGTGAAAGACTACAACAAATTGTTAAGCCATTCTTGTTTGAGCCGAATGATAAGATTACGCGAGACGAAGTGAAACAAGTTTGCGAAAGTCTATGTAACGACTTAACCGCAAAACGTGGTCTTTACGATTACCTAGTAGTGTGTGATGAAACAAATAACACACCAGATAGGATTGACCGTAACGAACTTTATGTGGACATTGCTATTGAACCAGTAAAAGCTGTGGAATTTATTTACATTCCATTGAGAATTAAGAACACTGGTGAGATTTCGTCCTCGTAAGGGAGACTTAATTTAGAAATGAAGATAAAGGAGTTTCGGCTCCTTTATTTTTGAATTGATTTTACATAAGGAATTTGATGATGAATAAATATGTTAAGCGAGTATTAATAGCCGTAGCAGCCGCTGCGGTTGCATTTATTGGTTGGTACCTTTATACATTGTTCGGCGCTATTACACATATGATGTGATGATTAAAACAATCAAACAAATAGAAAAACTTTTCAATCCAGAATATTTTCCTGTGCCCCAGCCAGTGTCGCCGCCAGATATGGTACTGCCCTCTGAGGCGATCAAACGAATGTATCGACAATTGCGTATTCTCGAAGTAAACGCCGACTATGATTAAAACTATACGTCGAATTGAGAATTTATATAAGCAAGATCGTTGGTGGGAACTAGATTCTGTTGAGGAAGATTGGATGGATTCGTTTAACCCACGTCACGCAACTAATTTAATTCGGGACGATGTATGGCGAGTGCTAGAGGATTTAAGTGAATTATAATTATATGCTACTATAATTTTTAGGGTGGTTGACGCCACCATTTATCCTATTATAGGTAAATATCTATAACAGGAGACTGGACATGTCAGTAGCAAGCTTAACAAGATTTACAGTACCATTAGCAAACGACCAGAGCGCATCAGCTCAGGGTTTGTTAATGCCGAAGTTACAGTATAGATTCCGTGTAATGTTTGAGGGATTTGGAGTAACTACACCTAAAACAGAACTAACAAAACAGGTAGTTGATTTTAAGCGTCCATCGGTAACATACGGTGATATCACGATCGATACCTATAACAGCAAAGTTAAGTTAATTGGTAAGCCAGAATGGGCAGACTCAACTGTTACATTCCGTGATGATGCACAAGGCAACGTTACTAGGCTAGTCGGCGAACAGATGCAGAAACAGTTCGACTTTATGGAACAGTCCAGTGCAAGTTCGGGTATTGATTACAAATTTATTACACGACTTGAAATGCTTGACGGTGGTAACGGAGTTAACGTTCCGACAGTATTAGAGACTTGGGAACTATATGGTTGCCTACTTTCAGCAGTTGATTATCAGACTGTAAACTACGGAACAAACGATCCAGTTACTATTGCATGTACTATTAAGTTTGATAACGCACTTCAGGTACCGTTAGGAACAGGTATTGGAGCAGCAGTTACTAGAGCATTAGGAACAGTAGTTACCGGATAACAAAAATTCTTAAATGGTAACACTCTTAATAGGGATCTTCGGATCCCTATTTTTTTTGATAAACCTCTGGTTTTTAAGACCATAAATACATTATGTCCAATAATAATCTTCTCAAATCTATCGGCGTGAGCGAGAGCATTCGCGATTTTAGACACGCATCTAGGATCTTTGTTGACAATAACTACGAGCTTCTTCCAAAACCAGCGTTTATATTTTATGTATATTTCAACATCAATCCAGCAGCTAATATAGTTTTTGCACCAAACGTACTTAGGAAAATTGAAGCGGGTGTTTTGGCCAAGTCCGTTGACCTTCCAAAGTTTAGAATGGATTTCAAAACATATAATGCCTACAATAGAAAAGACAACATCCAAACCAAGATTAATTATGAACCGATACAGATGGTATTACATGATGACTCGGCCAACGTAATTAGAGATTTGTGGCAGTCATACATGAAGCATTACTACAGAGATACAGACTATGCTCTAAATACCTCGTATGGATCGAACAACTATTCACAAAACAAATATACCACTCGTCCAACTGACGTTTGGGGATACACTCCGTTAACAACAAACAGTGTGGACTTCTTTACTTCGATCCACATTTACAGCATGAGCAAGAAGCGTTATAGCTTATATGAGTTAGTGCATCCGAAAATTGAATCTTTCGAACACGGCAGACACGACGCTTCCGCAACAACAGCATTGCTAGAACATACAATGCGATTGAACTACGAAACAGTTAACTACTCCGAAGGTGATATATTCGAAGGATCGCTTCCAGGCTTTACTGATAGGTATGACAATCAGCCAAGTCCACTAACACCTCTAGGTGGCGGCACCAGAAGTATAACAGGACCAGGAGGTGTGGTCGATGTTGCCTCAGCAATCGGAACGTCATTAAGTCAAGGTAAAATTTTAGAAGCAGGCTTTTTAGCATTACGCGCATCTAAAAATCTTAAAGGATTTGATTGGAAGAAGTCGGCAAAGTCTGAAGCAACAGAAGCGATAAACAAAACAATCTATACCGTAGCTAATGGAGGCAATCCGTTTGCTTTCCCTCAGCCACAAAACACAACTCTCACAAATTCAATTACAGCTATTCAATCTGGAATCACATCAATCGGTTCTTCAACGTTAGCATCAAGCAACGGTGAAAACATAGTATCAGGATTTGAAAGCTAATGCTTTATTCAAATGTCCCACCTAAAGATTTAACACAGACAGAAGAATACTTTTCTAATTACTTCGCACAACGAGGTTATGTCAATCCAGCAACGTATGAAGCATTGATCGCACACTTTGAAAAGCAGACTAATAACAAAGACGTAGCAAGAATTATTGTTGGCGCATTGATTCAAACCTCAATTGAGAAGAACGTTAGTGTTACTGGGCTTATTGATAAATTTGCAAATATGTCTGTGCGTGATGTTGAAAAATTTGTTGTATCATACCTTAACTATTCTAGAAAAAATTCTAGCTTTTTGGGTTTCACTAATACTGTTAAGAACAGTAACTATGTCAAACGTACTGTATTACCATAATGGCAAAGGTCAAGTTCGCACAGGGCAAGTTCTTTCCTAAGAATCCAGACAAGTATGTAGGTAAGAAAACTCCCAAGTACCGATCATCTTGGGAATATATTTTCATGCAATTGTGCGATAATAATCCAGCAGTAACGAAATGGGCAAGTGAGTCAGTAACTATTCCGTACATCGATCCGTTTACTGGAAAAAGAACTGTGTACATACCTGATTTTTTAATAGTGTACCAAGATCAAAATAACAAACGTCATGCAGAGTTGATTGAGATCAAACCACTAAAAGAATCGACAATGGAACGGGCTGGCAAAAGTGCTAGAAATAGACTAATGGTAGTTAAAAATGATGCAAAATGGAAAGCTGCTCGGGCGTGGTGCAGAGCACAGGGCCTCGTTTTTAGAGTGGTTACCGAAAACGATATTTTTCATCAAGGCTCGAGCATTAAGCGTAAATAGTAAACTATGACACAGAAACTAGAAGAACTTTTTAACTTACCGCCGATAGAAAATACAGAAGAGCGGGGCTCCTCAGAGGAAAAAAGCGTATCTGCCTCTACATTTAACGAAATGGAAACCATACTATCCGAAGCAAATAATATATTAGACAAAGTAGACCGTGCCCTTCCTACAGTGTATGATTTAGACCACACAGACACGGAATTAGACGATCTGTCTGCTTTAGCTAAGGATAAATTCGAAGTGTTAATGACGCTAGGCATGAACGTCGAGCCACGTTTTAGTAAGGACATCCTTAATGCAGCGACTGCCTGTCTTGCTAGTGCTATTACAGCCAAAAATGCAAAGGTAGAAAGCAAATTACGACGAATTGATTTACAAATTAAAAAAATGCGCGCTGACGCAGCAGCCAACGCAAAAAACAAAGACAACAACGAAAACGAACCGTTAGAAGCGTACGAAGTTGTTGACCGCAATACTTTATTAGCTAGTATTGTGAATGAAATCAAGAAAAATGGTAAAAACAGCTAAATATTAAGTGGGATTAAAAATATGAAATCATTTAAAGAATATTATGAAAACGGTCGCAGATCTTACAAATTTAAGGTAAGATTAGCTGATGATGTTGACAGTGAGATGATGGATTGCATTGAACGAGGGCTTGCACCTTATTCAGTTGTAAGCGTAAGCAAACCAAAGTCAGTACCGATACAGGAAAATCCGATTAACTTTGAGAATTTAGGACCTGTGCCGATTAACATTATTGAATTTGAACTTGAGTATCCTACCACGGTAGATAACCTCAGGACAATCATTGCCAGAGAAACAAAGCTTGGAGAACCCAAAGTGTTTGTTACTACAGAAGGACAGGAAAGTCTACAACTTACTAGACTTACACTTGATCCTAACGGCAAGCCTCTACTAACTAAAGACTACGAAGATTCACCTGAGGATGTTAAGAAACTTTACGGTGATGAGAACATTGAGATAACATTAAAGTCGATTAGCAAAAAGAAATTCAAACATGAATTTGAAAATCCAAACAATGTTCCTGGTGCAACGTTAAGCGATTCCCCAATTGGAACAATTAGTCCAGTGGGTAGTATACAAAATAAATTACCTAAACCGTTTGGTCGCGCAAAATGAAATTAAAAAGTGTACTAGCAAAACTAAGAAGCATTGAAAACACTAACGAGAATATCGCCGGTGCTTTAAGCAATGTTGAACGATTAGAAACAAATGAAGCTTTTGGTGATCATTCTCCTAACATCAATCATTTGAATGATGTATTAGACGAAGCAACTGAACATATAACTAAAGCGATTCGAAGTCTTAGAATGGCAGCGACATATAGTAGAGGAGTAATCCATGGTCCGTTTGACGGGCAAATTAAGGCCTATACTATTCCATGGTTGGAAAAATTTATTCGAGATACTAATCAACCAGGTAGCATTGCTAGTTTAAGAGGAATGGCAGGCCCAGGAAATGAACGTGGAGCGAAGGAATGAACCTAAGACATCTATTAGAAATATTTGACGAAGACCTAACTGAGCCGGAAGTTCAGAGAAGACCAGCTGACAATGAGTATAATGAAATAGAACAATGGGCACGTGGAAAAAGTATTAAACTAGATTCGCTTGGAGTTGATGACGCAACAAATTCTTTGCATTGGCACGGAATACAAACGAGTACTGGTAATCCAGTGCATGGTGAATATGATTTATCTCGTCATACAAACAAGTGGGTAGACTCTAAGACGGATGTCGGATTTGATGATTCTGAAATGGCTGAAGGATTTAATGACAGCAGCCTTCAAGCTATTTTAGATAGGCACGCTGATGCTTACCAGCAACTTAGAAACGAACATACATTTGATTCTACTCCAGAGATGGATGCATTTTACGAAGAGTTATTTAATTATTTTGTAGACACTGGCGATATGCCGTACGGCACAATGAAAGCTAGAGATGGTGATCCGTATGAATGGATTGCAGATAAAATTCTCAATATGGACGACGATAATCCAATCAAACATGAGGACACTGACCCAGCTAGTGGTTATGCTGATGCAACATTAAACAATGTAGAACGTGAAGACGACTGGGACGAACATTGGAAAGAAGTGAGAAGAGGGACAGACAGAGACCAGCTTAATCGTCTTATTAAAATACGCAATGGATATATTAAACGCTACGGCTCAGACGCAAAATCAACTAAGCATGTGGACAAATTAATCCAGGACATTCACGACTACTGGGCAGAAGAGGGTGA